ATCTCTCGCGGTAGGCTGCTTTGGTTTTGTTGCCATATTATTTGCTTTGTTCAAGCATTATTTGAATTAAGTGAGCAAGTCTAGCGTCACTGGCTTTCTGTATCTCCTCACTTCTCGCAAGAGAATCGGCTATAGCCTGAATAGCTTGCTCATTTAACGCTGTGCTTTTCGAGTTAGAATCGACTTCCTCTTCCATGTTTTCAACCACATTGGCAACTCTTGCAACCTCTTCATTGGTAGCTTCGGCTTGAGCTTGCATGGTGCCCCATGCAATAGCAACTGGAATCGCGGCTAACACTAAGGGTGCCCCAATACTTACTGCCCACGATGGAATTCTCAACTCAGTCATAATTACCTCCTGTTAAAAAGGACCGGGTTTTACAAAAGAACCTATGCCTTGCATAAAAGGATTTGCAAAGGATACCGGATTGCTTAAACCCGGATTATTCAATTGATTGATAAAAGGATTCATAAAAGGATTTGCCACTTGTTGCCGCATTGGGGGGCTTGGCGGCCTAGCGGGTCCAAAACCGATTTCACCATCAACAGCAGAGCCTTTGTTATCTGAAAAAGATGGCGCAGATTGCAGGGTCCCTATACCTCCATAGCTTCTCCCTGTGCTTTGACCCTGCGGTAAAGAAGGAAAAATAGGTTGTGGATTAGCACTGCCAAACTCAAAAGGATTTCGGTACACCGGAGGTTTTACCTCTACCGGGTCTGGTTGCGGCATAGGAGCAGGTTCCGGCATCGGAGTAGGCATAGGAGCAGGTTCCGGCATCGGAGTAGGCATAGGAGCAGGTTCCGGCATCGGAGTAGGCATAGGAGCAGGTTCCGGCATCGGAGCAGGTTCCGGCATCGGAGTAGGTGGTGGTGCGGGCTCCATTGGCGATGGAGAAGAGACAATTGGATCTGGAGCCGGACCTCGTGGGTCATCAAGAATACCGCGATCAATTTTGAGTCGCATTAGCGCATCAGCAGAAGTTATCTTACCATCTTGATTTATATCACCAAACGCAAGATCTGGTTCAAGTTGTCCAGTTGCCATTTTTAAGATTCGTAAGGAATCTGGAGGCATGGCCGCTCCACCTTCTTGGAATCCTACTGGAGCATCATACTCAGGAAACGGCGATTTGTTAGGATCAAATTTAGACTGAAAGGGCTTTTCTTTTTTTTGTATGCTCATTATGCCCGGATGATCCCCCGCGCCTTTCACAAAAGCGAGAGAATCTGCCGTAGTGATCTTACCGTCTTTATTGAAATCAAAAGCGAGGTCTGGCTCTTTAAGGCCCACAGCCATCTTTGAAATATCCTTTGCAAAATCTGCTCTACCCTCGGGACTACGAAAATATTTATTTCGTTCTTGAGTAGTGTCCGCATACATCTGATAATCACGTTCATAATCAGAGTAGTTGGCATAGTCAGATCTAACCGGAGCAGAACCCTGCGCGGGTGGCCTATAGGGTGGTCTAATCCCTATTACTGGCATACCAACCCGATCCTCATCTTGGATAAGTTCATAATCGTCGATGGACCCCTCTCTAGCCGGAGGTGTAGACCCTACATCACTACTCACTTCAAAATCAGATCCACCGACACCACCCACTTCAAAATCAGGTCCACCACTCGATTCTTGTTTTTCCTCTCGCTCTTCGTATCTTTGTAACGCGTCTTTATAAGCTTCTGTGTCAAAAATAATCTGACCACCACGGAACAATTGTCTTTTTTTAAAATCACTTAGCTTCGGTTTTGCAAGACGAAACAACGAATTACCGGGATCATTTAAAAAATCAATGTAATTATCCATCGCAGCTTGATAACCCTCGGCATCAAAATTAAACGATCCCTTCATACCGCTGGTGGTGAAATCAAGTCTTGATGGAATTTCCATATCTAAACCTACTTATAACCCATGTAAGAACCGCCTTTCACAGCAGCGCCCATACCTCTTGCCGTCATTTTCGTCAACGTTTCCGGCACCTTGACATCCTGAAGCTTGCCAACTTCAACCGCTTTCGGAGCAGGTCCCGGCTTGTTTGTAACAATCTTTACTTTACTCGCCATATCAACCACCCTGTTGTTTAAGAATCTCACGTTCCCTCGCAGCATCAATACGTGCTGCGGTCTGTCGTTCCTGCGCGGCAATCCGCTCTCCAAACTGACGATTACGCATTGCAAGAGCTTGCGCATCCAAGTCAACCTTACGAGAATCAAGCTGCGCATCTGCTTGATTCGCTTGTGCCCGCAACTGCAACTCTTGCTCCTTCAAAGCAATTAACGGATCCGGCCCTTGTTGTTCTCCACCACTTACAATCTGCTTCGACAGTTCTTTGACTTGCTGCATACCTTCCGCAACAAACTTAGCCGTCATTGCTTCAACCTCAAGCATCTGCTCTTCCGTCAGAACCTCTCCATCACGTTTTGCAACTTCTTGTATATACGTCACAGCAGCTTGCTCCCGTGCAGCTAATTTAACGTGTTGCATAATATGTTTTTGTAACGAAACCGCAACCGGTGCCATTTGCGCTACCATAGGAGATGCACCAAAGATCAAATGCGCAGTAATGTGCGCCTGATGATCCTGACCCTCAAAAGCCTCTAACTCCAGCATATCAAGAGCGTTTATGTTCTCCTGTGCAGGGTCCGTGGGCCGTGGATCAGGCAAAGCCTTCATGATCCGATCAGCGTCAGTAACCCCCATCGCCTCATACATATCACGATACACTTCATGCATATTATGAATTTCAGGGGCTTGCATAGCAAGTTGTAATTTTGACTGCGCTAACATAATGCGCTGCGACTGACTGAAAGCATTCGGATTACTGATCGGAACAACATCTACACGATCATCAAAGTCCGCAGCCATTACCGAGGAGTCCTCACCAGCAACAGCATACGGATATTCCTGCGGCAAACTCTCGCTCATCACCCTAGCGAGAATCTTAAATTCAATCCGCATCGCATAATGTAATCTTTTATGAACAGCACTCATAACCCGCGAGCCCTGCTCAATCATCGCTATCGTCGTGCCAACCGCCGCTTGTTGATTGCCATCACCCACCTTCATGTCGGTGATTGTGGCAAACCTCTGACCCGCTTCTACAACAAAACCCAATAACTGAAACAACGTGCCATCGGGACCCTTGAACGGCAAAGGCATCAAACTATCACGTATCGCGCCACCCGGTGCATCTACATCCCGAAACTCACCCGGCTGCAAGGGGTCATCATCGTCCCTGATCCGCAGACCACGGGCCTTGAAACCCGCCGGAAGATTAGACAAAGTACCAGCATCCAACAACTGACGAAGAGCCGCTGTTGCAGTGCGCGATAAGCCACCAATTGTATGGATCAAACCCAAACCATAAAAACCGAATCCGGGTAAAAATTTGTAATGAACAAAATATTGTATCTTGGCCTTCAGGGGGTCCCCTTCCGCGTAATTTCTACGTATCGATAAAATCTGCCCGTTATCTTCAGAGATCGTTACAATATAAGGAACCTTAATACCGGTGGGCTCACCATCCTTACCCATCTCCTCATAGCCCTCAAGGTCCAAATCACAATGAACCTCCAACAAAGTACAATCATAATCACTCTGAGAAGGGGTCATACCATCAATACGGTTGATCTCCTCTTCCACCGCATTCAAATCACTCTGACCCGGTAAGACGTCAATGTCTCGATAAAAACCACTTAACTGCCGCTTTTTCAAATCATTCAACGACATCTGCAATACTTGCGTGATGTTCGAGCAAGTATCCAAGTCAGACGTCTCATAGGGAACAACCAAATGTTCCGCAGGCACAAATTTTGATACCGCTCGACCTAATGCTTCATCAAAATATACCTTCTTGAAAGTGCTACCCGCCAACGGCAAATAAAACAACATCTGGTCCATGTCCGGAGTGTAATCCTCCATAACATTGGTGATGTAATAATTCATAAACTGCTTAACACGCCGAGCCTGATCCTTCGTCTCCCGCGTCTCACTGCCCATAACCACCGTCTTAACCGGCCCACTCGGGGGTAAAAGCTCATTGAAAGCCTGCGCCTGAAACTGGGTAGCAGCCTCCCCCAACAAAGGATGCGTCACGCCCGACGCACCACGAAAGGGCTCTTCACGGGTTTCATAACTAAAACCCAGAAGCTCTAGACCATTCGCATAGGTTTCTTCCCACTCACTACGACTTGCCTTATTAGAATCAAATTCAGATAGAAGTTGACTGCTTATGCGCCCCAACTCACGGTCCGGTAGCTCTTCCGCAAGGTTCGCATAAAAATCACCACTGACCATGATATCCTCTGATGGATCAAAATCAACGGTAACACCTCCATCATCCTCCGCTATAATCTCAATTTCAATATCGGTCTCTATATCAGAGGGCGATAC